CCCAGACATGGTGTGCACTACGGTGTATATTTCAAACGTCCAGAATAACTTCATTTAAAAGGGGGAAGGAGTGTAAAAGGATGTCAATATATTAAACAGGAGTAAATTATTCTATGAACAAAAATAAAAGCATTCATGGTGTCATCTCTTTGACGGCATCAGAACTTAATGCGACGCCTCTACCCATTAGCGGTAGAAAAGGATTTGGGCCTGTTGACAACCAGGCAAAGGTACGTGCACAACGTGACTTACTTAAATGTCATTACATGCACGTTAAAACACGTTCCACACCCGGTGGTGGTGTAGAATTCCACGTTAAATCACCGGTTGTTTGGACACAAACCGACGGTAGTGTAATTACTTACACAGGCCGAAAAGGTTTTCCGTTTGTAATCAGTACTCGTAACGTTACGGTTAGAGCCGCATCCGAACCTACAGATGACTCTGTGGACGAAGGTGAAGATGAATTTAATCCCGACGTAATTTTAGAGGGCGCCGTAGTTGCAGAGGAGGCAGCTAAAATAGCTGCAGCTTCAGCAAAAGGTAAAGGTGCGAAGCCGAGCGCAAAAACAGCACCAGATGAACCTGATGGGGAAGATCAAGGTATAGAAGTTGCACCCTACGTTGTGCCTGAAGGTACAACGTCGCATTCTATTCAAGCCAGTAAGGTATTGGGCAACATCTCAGTCGACTCAGCGTTCACAAAAGCATTAAGTAGATACACTGGCATCGACCCTAAATCGGGCTTAGAAGTTATCTATTACACTTATCCTTTTGAGTCTATCTCACAAGAATGGTCATATGCTCTTGCTTATCATATCGGGAAGGCATCTACTCCGAAAGGTTTTGGGTCGCCTGTTATTGACGCGATCACTGATATCATCATCGAGGAATCAGATGATAAATTCGCGTCAGACGAAACTGTCCGCAGAATAGTTGATCGCATTAAAAAGCTTGAAGGCTTTTATCCAACCACTGAGATGGTTGAAGAGACTGTTGCTGGGTCAATGTACTCAGGTCAACAAGATACTTCCGTTCTTACCTCTCAAACGCAAAACACGTTAGATTGGCGTACTTGTCCGATCCTTGAAGAAAACAAGGCGTACGATAAGTTTGTGAAAGAACTTACCTTTGGTCGTGATAATTTAAGTGGGCGTAATGTCAATCGCCCCGTTCCTCAATTCAATTCTTCAGCTGTAGATTCCCTTGGTGAAGCTAGCTTTCAACAGGTTATGAATGAAAATTTAGACCAAGCTAGTGTCAAATTAGGAATGGCAATTATTGCAGCAGCTTACTTTCCAGCAACTTTTCCAAAACTGGTGGAATACCTAAATGAAACCATCAATAAAGTTAACTGGAGAACTTCATCTGATGATGAAACAAAAGCAGTTGCTTCAAAAACGTCATCATCTAAAGGTCCGCCAAAAATCTCTTTCACTGACTGGGCTAAACAAGTACTTAAACACTTCTTTGAAGTTATTACTTTACTACAGCCATTCAGTGACGCTCCCGTTATGCGTTACATGCGCGCTGCTTTTAGTGTGCTTAAAGCAGGTTCAGCTGAATCTGTACGTTACGATTTCGGTTTATCAAAAGCGGCTCAAATTGAAGCTAAAGTTCCTATCGTGGCTTTAGGTGTTGCGGAAGGCAGTATTACAAAATGGTTGGAATCTCAATCTGGTCGTTTCACAGGTGTTTCTATTAAGCTACTTCGTGAGTTAGCTCTCTTAATGCGAAGTGAACTCTTAAATCTGAGTGCAGTTTATAAAATCTGTTCTATTGGTGTTGACGATTTACCACAATCGCTTCGCGCTGAGATAGAAAGAAAACTCGCATCAGCGGGCTCAAAAGCGTTGAAAGCTACAGCACGTCGTAAGGCATTACTTGCCTACAAGCGTTTCTTATTAGTGTTGCAATACGTTGACAGAGAGGTATTCGAAGATACCATTTCAAAGTAAAACAGGCAGCCAAGGGTGCGCTTAGCCATAAGGAGAGGCTCGTTCAAACTAGGAACTGTCTTAAGATGATTAAGACGATGCGTAGTAATCTTCCTAGACACAGAACCCCTTTTCCTCTTGAGATCACGGTTCATGATAAAGTGAACCGCGGTCTGTTACACTCCGGGGAGAGATCAGTCAGTGAGTACATCAAAAGGGTTTCCGCCCTTAAAGACACTCTCCGCGAAGGTGCGTATGAAGAGATTCGACGTGTCGTTTACTTCTACACACTAACGCAATTTTATTTTATTTTACGTACTGTGAAGTACGTAAAATATGTTTCGCAAAGGGCGAGGGTTAACCCAATCTATGCGGAACAGTCTGGGTTATCTTCTACATTTCCCATTCGACCTGATGGAGTCGTTTCTTGGTACGCAGGCCTATTTCCTTCTTCAGTCTGGTTCAGACCAGCTAAAAGTATTCCTCGTAAGATCGATGTCTCCAAACTCTTTGGTGTCAATAAAAAATATGACAATCAGGTAATGGTTGGTGGAGAGTGGCCTACTACGCAATACCATCTTCAAGACATGTGCAATAACGTGTTAAGAAAAATAACCGAAGATGGATTATTTAGCATCCTTGGTGACGTTATGAAAGTGACACCCGAGCTTAGCCTCGAGTTACCAAGGAAGTCAGATCTTGCTCTAGTTAAGGTCAACCCTGATGCGCTTCCTGGCGCAGTCTCTGGCTTTTATTCCAGTTCAAAAGGGGCTGCCACTTCCTGGGCAATCAAAGCTTCTCGTAGGATGTGGGATGACGTCTACTCTGGTAGGGTCACCTTTAATCCGACTGTTTATTCCTTAGGTGCACGAGGTCGCAGGCACGACTGGGATTTTAGGTTTACAGATTCAGAAATGAAGAATGACATTGATACAAGGCTTGTCCAGTTTCCTGAATTCCCAGTTGCAATACTCGAGTCTGTATTCCATCGACAGCTAACATACTATCTACATGATCCAGAGATTAATGTTAACACTTGGTTTAAGGTTGGCTGGTCACCTACCTCACTTGGTTGGGTTGACTTTCTTAACCAGTCACTTAAATCTGTTAACGGTTTTGAAGGTGATTGGAAATCGTTCGATTCGCTCTTCTTTGAAACGTTAACTTACGTCTCGTATGCCTTTTTAAGGTCATACTTCAGAACTTGGGATTCAGTTGCGGATAGATTTCTGTCTTTCTTAGCGTTAACATTCCAAAATAGGTTGGTAGTCACACCTGGTGATATGATGTACAACGTTAATCAGGGCGTGCCTTCTGGTTCTACTTTTACAGCAGATATTGATACTATAGGTAATATAATAGTTTGGATGTATATTTTCAAAAGATGTCCAATCTTTAATGGCCTTGATCCTGTTAAAGATGTTCTAGGCTGGTGCGGTGGTGATGATTTCTTATTTATGTTTAGACGCGAAACAAGTTTTGACGTAAACGAATTAGAAGAGTGGGTTGGGACTGAGATTGGGTGGAAAATGAAAGATCCAATATTAGGTCCAATCGTTAGTCGTTGCGATCCTGAGGAGTCTCTTTCATTCTATAAACTGGTGTTGAACCCTCAACTCCTACCAACTAGGAGAGTCGCAGAAATAGTTAAGTCTATTAATTGTCCAGAAAGGAAGCCTCGTGCAACTTTTCAAAAATTTTTGGCGCAGACTGCAATAGCACCACCACGTGGTCGCGAACGTGACGTTTTCCTTGAGTTGTTTAAAAGAATTGGAAGGAATATATCTAATCAAGACATATTGACAGTTTTTTGTGGTATGCTCACTCCGGCTGAAAGAGCCAACAGTAACTATCTTGAGCTATCGATGGATAGATTTTACCATAACGTAGTTAATAAATTTAAGTACAATAATGATAAAAGTACATACTTCGAGAGGCCATTATATAGCTTTGTAAAACAAAGTAGGGACAGACTAGTATCCCATGGTGTAAGCCCTGGTGAGGTCGCTAAATGGTTCCTAAATACATGTTGGAATAAGGTGGCGAAAGGGCGTCATTATGAGGCGCCACCCCTACGCTCTCTTACGCTTGTGAGGGACATCGCATACGACTTAGCAAGAAATAAGCGTAAAGACAAAAGAGCTAGACGAAAGGCTAGCTAAGTAACGCACGGTGGACTAGTACGCATCACCTGTGGGTGTGTAAGTCCTGAAATAGTAATGTTCATGTAATTTTTGGCGGTTTTACGTATTGGGCCGAAAGGCAACAAATCGCTGGTTTTCCTACCGGAAGGACGAACACAAA